TCTTCTAATTTATAACTTATAAGTTTTTGAGCCCCTAAGTGAGTCAACACATATGCGTGCATATTATAATGTAAAGAAGGAATACAATAGGTATCATTTAACTTAATATCTTTATCATAATTAAATGTATATCTTCCTAGCGTCAAATAATCCCATTTATAAGGCCAATCTTCAGAAGGTTCTTCTAAGTCTTTAAATGATTTTTTAAAAACAAAATCTTCTTCTAAGATTAATGCTCTGGAAATATTATCTTCTATGATTTTTTTCCAAGCCATGGTATGTGAAAGCGCACATCCTATTTCACCAGGTTGAGGTTCTAATTTCCAAAAATCATTCCAGCTTTCTGGTTGGGCCCAATTCTTATAAACATTGCAATTATCAGGTAGTTTTGATTTCCAACCGTTGTGTCCGTATAAAATCTCATATGGCGTATTATTATCAAAGCCAATAGTCTCTAATTTATTTTTAATAGACTCTACTTTTTCAGGAGTATGATCTATAGCCAATATGTAGATTTTATCTATTTTCATTCGGCTGCTTTTGCTTTGTTTTTCTAGAGCTTCTTTTCTTTTTTAATACTTCACGTTCTTTGTCAACGGGAAATCTACTAAAATTACCCATACCATCCATGTCCATATCATCGGCCCTAGATTCTCTCATAGGAGAGCCGTGTCTATCATAATAATTTGGATAGTTTTCTTCTCTCTGTTTTCTAGTACCATAGAAGATGTTCCATATTGTAAAATAGATGTAGACTGCAAATATCAGCCCTCCCATGATAAAAAATCCTAAATTCATGTGTTTCGTCTTTGTCTAATTGCTATCGCAAAAAGGAGGATAGTTCCTGGCCAGTGTGCCGAATACTGAGCTTCTTCTGTGTAACCTAATACTCCATAAGTTACTGAATATAGAAGGCATGCGAACGCTAAAATTACTGGGTACCAGTTATTGAAGAATTCTTTAAATTTGCTAATCCTGTTCATAATCTTTTTCATTTTACTTGTTTTATTTGATGTTTCCTTAAATCTTTTATGACATCTTTTCTAACTGTTTCTAAATATTTAGATCTTTTTTTTGCATTTACAAATGGTACTGCCCAAAATTGTTTTGTCTTTAACCATCTTGAAATGTTCCATCCAAATACAAATGTAAATACTCCCATCACTAAACGCAGTTTAACAGAGTTTAAATAAAGAGTTTTTACGGGTAGCGCAGGTGCACCATGTGTAATATATGTTCTTACTTTTTTATCACTTAGGAATGGTTTAGGATAAGCATAGTTACCAAATAGTGGCACAAACTTATAAGCAAATCCAGGTGTCATAACCTCATCAAAGAATATCTCTGTTCTTGGTGTTAATCTAAACCACCAAACTGGAGATACAAAATAGATTCTGTCTGCCCAAGTTACTAACTCTTGATATTTTTTAATAAGATCTGTTCTCGGTCTAGCGAAATCATCTCTATATAAATCAATAACTTCTACCTCATTTAGGTAATCGCTATCTAATAGAGTTTTCTGAATTGTCTTAAAAATACCATTGTAACAGAAAGATTCTTGATCTGGATGACCTACTACAATCAAGTTCTGCATTCTTTCTAGCTTTTTCATAAAAATTGTTTAAATTGTGTTTCTTCTTTTTTTCTAGATTCTTCTAGTTTTTTTACATGATATTCTCTGGCATATTGTTCCATGATCTTGCTCATTGTTGTGTAATGAGAAAATGCATCACTATCTATATTTTTATTTGGCCATTCATTTTTATCTAACCATTCTTTTGCTGTCATTTTCTTTTCTTTTGAAATAATGGTATAGTCAATGTAACTGTGGCTCCTCCCATCATAGTAGCTAACACATCTCTGCGCTCTACCGTACCACCAGTTCTACTATCATACAATTCTTTTAATATACCTGCTGAAATTGATGCTAACATTCCCGTTATTTGAGCTCTTGTTTTATTATTATGTTTTTTATATGACCAATGATAACCTACTGTGCTAGCTACTGCGCCTGCTATAAAATGTAGTTGTTTGTCTTTCTCTTGTAAAATAAAATTCTGCCCAACCATGTTTGTTGTTAACATAAATAGAATTATTAAAAAGAAATGTCTCATCGGTTTGCTCTTTGGTTTTTTGATTTAAATCTGGTACCTTCGCTATTTTTGGCGTGCTTTGTCTTTCTGCCCTTAACTCTTTCTCTCCACATTTTAAACGAGGATTCTTTCATGTGTTTCCTCATTAACTTCCTAACATCATTCTCTTTAAGACCAAATTGGAATTCTATGGCTTCAAATGGAGTTCTATCCTCCCAAGCCATTTCTATAATTCTATCAATTTGTTCTTCTGTCATTTGGTGTTATACATACATTGGAAAATCTACACCATGTCGGTGTACAAATGCGTTATGTACTTCTTCATCTAATTCAATTCTTACATCAACATCACTGTCCTTAAACATTCCAGTTAAAGCAGTAATATCAAAGTCAGTATATTCTTGATCATCTGTTTTATCCTCTAGTGTTCTTAATGCAGTTTGATAAACTTGTAAGGCTTTTACAATAATATCCTTTTGTGGCTGTGGTAATTTAACTGTGTTTTTCATGCTGAATTTGAATTTGTTTATTAATTTCTGATAATATGTATGCTGATTCATTCCAATTAGAAACATATGCCTTTTCCCATAATGTTCTACTTGGATCTTCAGGATCTGGTTGAGATTTAGCCCATTTTTTAGCAGCTTCAAAATCTTCTACTGTCCATGTAAATTTCCTTTCAGGTGTCTTTGTGAATAAAGACTTTAACTTAATTAAATACTTTTTCATAATGTTTTTATTTATATGCTGCCGGACTTGGTAAGCCACTATAATAGTCCCAATCTTTTAAATCATCTCTGTGCATAGGTACATTCCATTTAGGATCATACCAAAATCTACGTTTCTTAGAATCTATACGAGTTTCCATGGTTTTGTTTCCATAACAAAGCATGAATTTTTCTTGGAGTGCATTTTCACCGAATGGGTTGTCCCAGTCTCTAATACTTCCGCCACCTTTGGTGTATGCTAACATTGGAATATCTCTACATAATTCCAAGATTTTTGGATATTTTGCAATTTGTTGTGCAGCTGGAAGAAACGGATCGACATTTTCTGCTCTGAATACAATCTCAGCTCTTAGATAATTACCAATACCATTAAACCATTTTTGATCCATAAGAACTTCATAAAGTGGTTTACGAAATGTTCTTTTTGTAAGGTTGGTCATGATGTTTAAAAAGAAAGCATCAAAATCTGATGTTGGATCTGGTCCTCTACCCTCGTTCCATGTTACACCTTGTGTCCATTTACCAAATCTACGTACATCTACAAATGATAGTGTAGTACCGTCTTTACGGTGAAACTTAAGATGTGCGTGTTTTGCTTCTTGACCAGTATTCGTTAGTTGAAAATGGCCTGACATTCCCATAGTAATACGAATAGGAATAAAATCTTTACTATCTTCATCTTTAATGGTTAGTACAATTTCTTTACCTTTACTTTCTGCTTTGATATTGAAGTATTTAAAGGGAATATCTAGTTCTGCTCCTTTGTGTTGAGGATTCTTTTCTACACGTGTATATGTTGCTCCTTCTGAACAATTGTTTACGTAATCTGATGTTAATTTAAGTTCGGCTAATTCTGGCATAATTAAAATGGTAAATCTTCTTTTAATAATTTTTCTGTTCTGATCGCATCAATATCTACTTCTTGTGTATTTAAAGAAGCAAATGGTGTGATATGTAATTTATGTACATCCCATTGTTGATTTGGGTGCAATGCATTCTGGTTTTTGGCTATTAGTTCTGCCTTAGAAAGGGCATGTTTATTATTGTCGCCTTCAATGTAAACCTCGTAAGTTACTGTATATCTCATGTTATTTATATTTAAATATCTCTTGGTGTTTCATACACCGCTTTAATTACTGGAAATCTTAGTGAGTGAGTTCCATTCATATTTGTTGTTTCTTCAAAGTATTGAACTGTGATTTGTTTTCCTAAAATCTGATTAGGATTTTGGAAATAATGTCTACGTTGTTCATGATTAAAGCCACTACCAACTTGAACTCTATTTCCTTTATGTTCAATGATAACGTTCTTTAGCATCTCTTCTTCTACTTCTGTACCATCAACAATAACTCGGTGTGTATCATTTTCAAGATCGACAACTGTGTATTCTTCGTCATAGAATTTCTTAACTTTAAGAACATCATTAGAACGCTTACCTTTATATGTTGTATTCTTACGAAGCATTAGTCCTTCCCATCCACCTTCTTTAGATAATTCCATCATTCTTTCCATAACAATGTCATCTCCTAAAACTTGATCAAGACAACTAATAAATTCATCACCGTCTAGAATATAAGATCTAATGTTAGTGTACCTTTCACTGAATGTAGTAATAGATTCTTTATCGTTAAATTCTTTAATTGTCAATAAATCAAAGATGTGATAGAATGGATTTGCAATGGTGTGATCTTTTCTTTTGATCTCTTTAATAATACCTTGGAAATCTTCATTACCATTTTCATCTACCATACAAACTTCACCATCAAATACCATGTTCGAAAGACCGAGAGCTTCAATAGAAGGCTTAAGAGAATCTAATGTTAAGAATTCTTTACCTTGTCTAGAGTAAAATTTAACTGCACCTTGATCATCTATAATACCAAGACATCTAACTCCATCAAGTTTACGACTTACATACCAACCATCATTCCAATCTACTTTTTTCTTAGTCTTCTCGTCGTATGCTTGAGCAAGTGCAACATCGAATGTAGGAATTAGGCCGGGTTTTACTTTATTAATCATAGATGCAGTAGATCTAGTCTTAAGATTACGATCCAGAATGTTCCAGATTAAGTCCTCAAACAGCGGGTTTTCTTTAACGTATTGATTAACGTTTGCAATTGCGTTGTGCCCTGTGACCACTCTGTCATTCAGATCATCAAGTAAAAGAAAGAAATCTCCGTATGTGTTAGGATGCCCAGTTAAATCAGAATTCTTTTTACAATTTTTAGAAGTAACGCCATATTGTTTATATGTGTCATAAGTATAATTAAGCGCTTTACATACTGTCTCGTATTGAGTGTATGTTTTTAGCACTTCTAATTTAGATGTGTTAGAATTAGAAGCATTTGATGCTTCAACGAAATCTGATATGAGTTGAAAATCTGTGTACATATATTTTTTTTAGTTTTTAATTACAGTACTAATATACCACTTTTATTTTAAAGGGGAAAGCATTTTACTGTTTATTTTTAAAAGTTACGAACAAAATGATTTTTGTCTTTTTACCCAAGATCTCATAGTGACAAGTGTTTTAGTAGTACTCATAGGCACATACGTCTTTTCTTTGTTACACCATTCTTGGCAATCTTTAATTCTATCCCACCAAACGTAACCTGCATCTGCCCATCCGTTTTCTTTTTCTGACCACTTAATGTACGATACTTCTAAATTTGATAACCTTTGTTCTACTGTCATAATTTTGTTTTTTTAGTGAAAGAGGTAGTAACCTCCATTAGTATACTACTAATATACCACAAATAATCGACAATAAAAAACTTTTACGCGTTTATTTTCAATTTATTTTCAAACGAGTAATAGTTTCTTCAAAATGTTTATGCATACTCATCCCACTGTACCATCCTTTGTTTTTCCAAGTATCACATTGACCTGATTTAGTTTTTTCGAATATCTTTACTGCTTGATCATGGTTATAAAGACAAAGCTCATTTGTTTTACGATCTGTGTATGCTATCCAAATGTTTTTACCAGAATACTTACGATCTAGTGTTGCCCTTGATCCTTTTAACTGAATCGAATATGGAGTAGCTGTATCTATATGATATGCTATCATGTCAGCACCGTGTTTATCTGCAGTGATCTGAGAGCATGCAAAGCCGTATTCTACAAGAACTGCTGCTGTTTTGGCAAAATTGTAAACTTCTTGTTCTTTTCCTCCGAGTTTATTATAATCAACTCTTTCTTTAAATAGTTCTTTCATTAGTGTTCTGTTTTAATTGTGTGCCATTCTCTAGCAAACCAGCACATTATTTTTTGTTCTTTCTTGAGCATTCTTTTTGAAATCGCAATAGCATATTGTAAACCTAAATTTACGTTATCGTGATGTAGCTCAGACTCGAATTGTTCTATCAATTCGGTAATAGGTGTTTTTATTTTGTTTTCCATATAAGTATAATTACATACTTTCTAGGAAATTTACAATTATATTAAACAAATTATCACCCATAGTTTTGGAATACCTTCAAAATAATAAATAGCTCTACCGTATTTGTTCTTATATCTTAACGTATTTCCATCTAAATAATACAATGCTTCACCGTACTTATTTTTACTTCTGATTGTGTTGTTGTCAAAATAGAAAACATGAGCACCATAATTATTTTTATGTTTTACAGTATTACCGTCTAAATAATAGATTGCATTGCCATACGAGTTCTTAATTTTAATAGTACCATGATCATTGTATAATAATGCTTCGCCATATATGTTCTTATATTTTAGTGTATTACCGTCAACATATACGATGGCATCACCATATGTGTTTTTAGTTTTTACCGATTGGGCATTTACTAGAACACATGTAAATAATACAAGAGTTATAAAAATAAGTGATCTCATTTAAAACATTTTTGCAACATTAGAAATTAAAAATGCTAAGTATAAACAAAATGCTGTTATAAGAACGATATCTATACTTTCAATACTTCTAATGATATTTTTAATTTTATTCATAATATTTTAATTAAAGTAAATAAATTCTACACATGAGACGTGGTTACTTAAGCCTTCGTCTTCAAATTGAACATAAGCTGCATCAGGATCAGAAAGGTTGACGATAGCAATAACCTCGTCAACCACATCTTTTCCAAAAATGTCTACAGCTTCTAAAGACCTTTCGTCAAATGTCATTTTTATGAAAGGATTGATAAGTTATCCAATTGATTAAGAGATTCCGAAAAATCTACACCTGCAATTTGAGTGCAGACGTAAGGTTTATCCCATTTACCAATATGAACCCAAGTATAATAGTCAGGTACATGACCATAGTCAGAGTCTTCAAAACCTTCACCAATACCTTCGTTTAATATAGGCATAATAACCTCCATCAAATCTGCAATCTCAGGGTAAGACACATGATCTTCAAGATCTCTGTCCCATCTCTCTTCTCTATAATCTATATAAGGATTTAGTTGTTCATAAGTGGATCCATGTAACGTACTCGGACCTCTCATGATAGCTACTTTAATACCACTATAGTGTTCAGTAGTAATAGATAATTTGTACTCAGGAAGAGCTTCTTTAAGAGCTTTTCTCTTTGCTTTAACTTGTTCTTTTGTAATGTAAGGCATAATTTTTCTTTTAGTTAATAATTTAATTACTCTACTAATATACCAAAAAAAAGCCAAATAAAAAAATATTTGGCTGATTATTTTTAAAAAAGTTTAAAGTATTTTTCCAAGTATCTTTAATTTCATCTCATCCCATCTGGAAAGAGGACCTGACCACATTTTTCTATCATCTAACTTTTCCCACTGTTTATACATATAACCTCTAAGAAATAAGAAATCCCAATTGTCAATGCTAAATTTTTTAACATTACCACCATTTGGTAATCTAAATTCAAATGCAAGTAAAGATCTTGTTTCGAAATTATGAACTACTTCTAATAAAGTAAATCCCCAACACCCATCACCGTCGTGTAAAAATAGGTCTAATAAATTAATCTTCAGGTTCCACTTGCGTGTCTTCCACGCTATCTTTTGTAGTATCTTCATTTTTAATTGCTTTTTTTAGTTTCTTACTTGACATGTTCCACATATCATCCCAAAATATCATATCATCATCCATTTTCTACTAAATATGTTAATTCACATTCTGGATCATCGATTACATCTACAATGTTTGGTTTCTTAGATCCATTTGATTCTAGGATGTCACATGCTCTATCGAATACGCTTGCGAGTATACAACCGTTGATCCCAGAACTAAGATCACCAGGAACATCTAATATGCTCTCAATGTGTCTGTGTATAAAATCTCTTTCTTTCATTATGTTTTACTTTCTCCGATTACTGTCACTGATTTCACACTTTTATCATTTGCCAATATATGTTTAGCGTATGCTTCTGTGTTTTTAATGTTAGAATAAATTCTTTTTTCGAAAGAATCAAATTCTACTTCAACATCCCATCCTCCTGGAACAAGACTTTTTGAATTAGTTCTATACTCATCGCTTATGTAATATCCAGGTAAGTCATTCATGTTATAATAATTTTATAGACATTTGACCAAATTAAATAAGCTACTGTGATAACAGCAGACCATGTAATAATAAGTGTCCAATTTATTTTAGATTTCTTCATAATCGTCTAAGTCTTTTAGATTTCTAACGCGACGATGATCAAATGTTGGTTCTTGATTACGCTGTCGTTTCTTTTTAAAATTAAGCTTTCGCTTACGATCTTCGGGATTAATTTCCTCACGTGATTGATTACGCTTTTTCATTAGAAAGTTATTTAATCGATGTTGCTTGTTGTATTGTCTTCGCACCAAACTGGTGGAGTTCCAGTCCAATCTGGACTAGAATAATAAGGATTAGGCGTGTACATTGGAATATTTACAGTTTCTGTTTTTAATAGAATTACTGCTTCTTCCGCTGTGATTGTACCTTTGTCTAACAATCTTTGTACGATACTTGCTTTTGTCATGATTTAATATATTAATTATCTAATTGATAATCGGCTGGCGGAAGCTCATCTAAAAGACTACCTGGAGGGTTGTCTTCGTGTTTAGTATATTCAAATTCACCCTTAATATACTCATTAAGTGCTTTGCCTTGAGATTCTGCTGAATTAAAGTTAACCCACGTTGCCACGTCAACTGCTTCATAAACATAAATTGCCCATTTAAAAACCACAGTTAAGGTCTTATCTGCAAAGTTATATGTTGCTGCGTCAATAGTTGAACTCTTGTAATGCGATGTTGTGCTTGTTCTCATTTATATTGTTTAGTAGTTATACTTTACAAAAAATAAAGGTTTCATGAGATTACCCTAAATCATCTACGTTTTTGATTCTAATACCCGAACCTGATAATGATCTATGCATTTTGTTGATAGCTGCAACGACTTGTGCTGAATCTCCTCCACTTCCACCTCCAGTAATTCCAGAAGTAAATGCACCTATTGATTTTCCAATTCCACCTGCTGCCCTTTCAAGTATGCTTGCGTTTTCTTCGTTACCTTCACTTACAGAAGTTTTAAATTTCTCAATCATTTCTGCTAGATTCTCTAAAGCTTTTTCTAATGATTCACCCATTGCAGCTAATATATCGTCTGGACTATCTTGACTTGAAAGAACTGCAAGTGCCTCAAACATTTGACGAGACTCTTGTAATTTAGTAAGATCCATTGAATTAATAGCGCTTGCAACTTCAGGGAAAGATTTGGCGTTAGCTTCCATGTTTCTACCAATAGATCTCCATAATAATGCTTGAGCAGTGTAACCTGCTATCGGTCTTATTTTACTAACTGGACCCATAAACATATTTTTCATAATAGTTGCCTTAAATGGATCTAGTTGATTAACGGCTGATGAAATCTTAGGAACAGCATCACCCATACGTGAGAACGTTTTACCTATAACAATAAACATTTTTGTTTTTGCTTCGGCCTGTCCTGGGAAGAATGTGGTACCACCTATTATTCTAACAAATGACGTCATAGATTCTGGTGCTAAACTATTAATAGCTGCTGTCATTTTTGGAATTGCTCCAGACATTTTATTATATGCTGTGCTAAGTCCTTTTAACATCATAAGTTTTGGTACTAGAGTTTCAGGTGTTGATTCACCACCAAAAACACTCATAAATGATTTACCTTGTTTAGCTTGAAAACTATTTACGGCTGATACTATTTTAGGTATAGCATAACTAAATATGTTATAGTTATGGCCTAAGGCATTTATCAATCTAATTGAAGTATTTATTTCTGACTCTGTCTTTTCTCCACTAGCTTCAGTAATAGCCTGAATCATAGCTTTAACCTTTTCTTGAACCTCTTGGGCGTTCTTAACATCTTTAACTATATTTGCAGCGTTCTTTGCAGCTCCCGCTAATTTCTTAAATGGATCTGCAATTTTTTCAACTAATTTAATACCCTTTTCAAACTTGGTAGGTTTCCAGAATGACCATCCTCTACCTTTAGCAGCATCACTACCACCAATAGTAGTAAATACGTTTGTTAGTGCCTTAATTAGCATTTGTGAATTTCTTTCAATCTTAGGTACAATTTTATCTAGATCTGAAATAGTGTAATATCCAGTGGCTTTACCTTCAGCATCGTATCCTTTAGCAAATTTTAAATTAGCCATATCTTGAACACCTGTTGCTAAATTCTTAAGAGGTAGTCCCATACCTTGTGCTAAATCAATACCTTTTTGTATTGTAGACTTTCCTCCCCACCAACTAGTTTTGGCGTTAGGCGAATTACCAATCGCGGCAAAAGTACCCGATAGCGCTGTTATCAAAGTTTTAGTGTTTGCTGTAACTGTCTTAGCGTGATCTAAATTAAATGGCTGAAATCCTGTAGGTTCACCAGTTTCTGGATCAAAACCTGAAGGCATTTTAAGTAATGCCATGGCTTGTACACCCATTGCTAAACCTGTTAAAGCTTCACCCATACCCTGTACAGAAGAAATACCATCTGCAACTGGATTAGATTCACCTCCACCAAATATAGAAGCTAAAAGTCCTTTTTTACCACCACCTGGTAATTTAATCTGTTGACCAGTTTCTGGATCTGTTATTGTAAGACCGTTACCTATCATAGCAAATGGAACTGCTAATGAACCAATCATAGTTACTGTATTTTCAATAACTGTTTTCCAAATATCTCCGGATAATGTTTCATATCCTGTAGCATTACCTTCTTTATCAAATCCTGTTGGGAATTTAAGACTAGCCATACTTTGAACACCTTTAGCAATTCCGGTTAATGCAGCTCCCATACCATGTACAGAAGAAATACCCATAGCTACTGGATTACTACCGCCTAAGCCGAAGAAACCACCTCCACCACCAGTGAATTTAATGTCTACCATCTTCCCAGTCATTGGATCCTTAACTGAAAGTGTTCCACCTCCACCTATTAAATTAAAAGGAACGGCTAATGAACCGACCATAAATGCTATATTCTCAGCCAATTTAGGTAAATCAGCTTTCTCAGAAATTACTTGAAATTTACTAATACCAACTCCGATTGATATTAATGCAAGACCTGCAGTTAACATTGCAGCTGCGCCAACTAATATACCTGCTGCTCTCCATGGCCACATACTAAATGCGTCACCGATTGTATTTAGTAAGACAGACAAGTTTGATCCTTCACCAGAAGGAGCAGGTTGTAATAATTTTTTACTTTTGTTTAATACTGCACCCATCGCTGCGGTACCTCCAGCTATTGCTATCATTGCTACACCAGCGACTAACATCGCTGCTGCACCCGCTAAAATAAACGGAGCTGCTAAACCGAATAAACCAAATTCTATACCTAACATTGCTATTAAAGCTCCTATTTGGCCAATAAGTTCCCATCCTCCTTTTTGTAAAGGTTTGGCAATCATTCTTATTGCAAGAGCTATTAGTATAACAGAAACACCTGCTAATATCATTGCGATAGCACCTTGTTGAATTAAACTAGCACCTAAACCTATGATCACAAAAGCCGCTGCTATTCCAGCTACTACTAAAAGAGGCATAAACGATTCAAGCGTCATTTCTCCAGGTGGAATTAATGCATTTAATATTATAAATGAAAGAGCTACAACTATTATCGCCAATGAAGCCCATAATAAAGCTTTAGCACCTGTCATAATTGGTTTTTGCATTAATCCTATTACCATAAATGTTCCACCGATAATTGCTAACATTTTAATAGCTGCCCAAATTGTTTCCATGTCTGGAATCAAATACTTAAATATTGCGAATGCAAGACCTAAACCAACAATAGCGATACCTGCCATGGCAATTGCCATAATACCTTCTCGCATACTTTTGTCAACTCCCATCTTATCTAGCATCCAGAACATTAATCCCATTACTAATATAATACCTAATGCCCATATAGCACCTTTCATTGCTTGTGGCATTATTAATTGAACTAATGCGAATGAAATGGCCATGGCTAATATACCAAGACCCAATAACATCATTCCTGTTCCAAATTCTTTTAACCTTTTACCATCTAAAATACCTAACACATCAAGTAGTTTCAAGGTTATACCTATTATACCTAACATAATAGCAACTCCTATAGCTCCTTTAATTGCAGGTCCTATAAATAAAGATATTAAAGCCAGTGATCCAGCAAAAACTAAAAGTGCCAAACCTACTTTTTTAAGTTGCGCTAACGCCTTTAACTTCTTTTTATCTAATATTTTGGCCACTAACATCACTGCACCAATTGTCGCAAAAAGAGCTATCGCTATTAAAGGCGATGCCATTGCTGTTATTATTAAAAGTGGAATTGAAAGTGCCATATACCCTGCGAATGCGAATATAGACTTACCGACATCACCGAGTTTTGATAAAGCGCCAGCAATACCTTCCATTGCTTTAGCCTTTTTCTCACCGTCAGGTCCTAATTTGTTAAGTGCTGCTACTATATAACCTAAACCTGTACCTATTGGCTTTAGCGTAGGTGCCATGATAGCCATGGCCATAGCTTCTTTAATACTTGTCTTATTACCTCCACCTCCGGATTTACCAGAAGCCATATCTTCTAGTACAGTAACAAGTGCATCTATTCTCGAATACAAATCCCCACCAACAGTAACCGATGCTGCGGTTACTTTAGCAGACTCATTGAGTTCTTCTATCGCTTTGCTTTGAGCACCCATCCTATCAAAGGCGCTTTTCATAAAATTTAAGTTCAAGTCTTCGAGAAATATTTTTTAAGTATGTGGTGTGCTGATCGCTAAACCAGCACACCGTCTCTCATACTATATATCTTTACAATTTCGGCATCTTAAATGTAGGTGCTTTCATTGAAGGAACTTTGGGCATCTTAGGAGAGGACTGCGATCTCATAGCAGCCGATTGTTTCTCCTGTTGTTCTGATTGTTCCGATGTTTGTTTATTCTTAGCCTTAATGTACTCTTGAAGATTTTGAACATAATACCAATATTCATAGTAGTACATTTCTTCAATCTCCGAGGGTTGCATTCTAAGATGTATACCCAGGTAGAACTTAGTCTTAAAGTAGTTCTGCAGAGAGATCTGAAATAATGAAAAGACTTTTGATGCCACCTGGGAAGTCAAGAGGGGCCGTTGCGATCTCCCCATCGATATCCATTTCAAGTGTTGTTTGTACACCAATTCTCATTTTTTCTGCTAATCTATAAACGATCATATACTTTCTATCGTCCCATCCTTTGTAATCAACTTCTAGTTGAAATATTTTAGCAAGAGATAATCCTCTCCAATCAGATACAATATATGGTAATACTTGAATAAATGCTTTATCTAGTTCGACTTCTTTTTCTTGTCTGTCTTGTAAATAAGCAGTTACTTCTTCCATAACACCGATTGTAGGTGGTTTCATTCTGATTTCACCAGCTGATCTAGTTTGGATAGTATAGATTCTTTCACCTGAATTGTAATATTTTTCAATTTCTGGTTCAATTACAGTAGGTACCAAATTTTTAGTTGCTAATTCGATATCAACTGACTTTTTACCCTTCTTAGTTCTACCCTTAAGTATTAACTTGTTTTCTGGTTCTGGAAAAGTTAAATCTCTAATACTTAAAAGAAGTACAATTCTATCTTCTTCTAAAATATCTTTATAAGATAATCTTCTGTCTCCTGACATAATCCTTGCACATGATTCTACAATAGCGTTTAACTTATCTTCCATGTCGATGTAATTATTATCATCCATAGTAGAAAAATGTCTAATCTCAGCTGCTTTTGCAGATCTGATTTTAATGATAGTATTGGCTGGATAGAATTTACCCTTTGATGGTAGATTATCTAGATTTTCAATGTGCCATCCTAGTAAATCGTCAGACGGCGCAGCCTTTGGGGGAGTAAATGATCCCATACTAACCTTACCTAAACCTTTTTCATCGATAACCGCTTCCATGTTGGAAACTTCTTCTTTTGGTTCTGGAACAGATGGTCTGTTGATAGCGTCTTTTGACTCTAAAGCCCTTTTAGCCGCTTCTTCTTTTTTGTTATTTTCTTCACTCATGTTATTTGTCTTTTAGGTTTTTCAGTGTTTGTTTTAATATTGATTTTTGATCGGGTGTTTTACGTGATAATTCTTTTTGAATTAGATCTCTTATCCATGCGCTTACTGACACCGGTCGAGTTTCTGTTTCTAAAGCTTCATTTAAAATAACCCGATTAACCTCTCTTACTTCTGCCTCTGTTAGAAGCACTTGGAGCTTTTTGGTTAATTTATTGTTATTCATAATATTTTGATATGTTAATAATATAATATATTTTCTGTGCAAAATAAAAGGAGAAGATACAGAAGCATCCTCTCCTTTAAATTTATCTTAGTTTAGTTCTTCAGCCCAAACATCAGCTCTCCAAGTGATCTCTAATGTCTGTGGATCCGCAGTTTCATAGTTTAATTCTCCTGTGAAACCAACTCCAGAAGTAATGAAACAGTCATCAAGTGTTACCTTTCTGTAAATGTCTCCTTCTCTGTTGAATTGTACTATTACAATTGTACCTACGTAATTCTTTTTAAGACCTAATTCACCAGTTTCTGGATTGTATTGAGATCTGTACCATTGTCTTATAGTTTTATATAAATACGCTTGGTTAGAATCGTTTAAGTTTAATGTAAAGTTAACTGTCACGTCGATCGCAGTTCCGTCAGGCATACCAGCAAATGATCTGGTAGCAAACTTGTACTTTTGTTCAACTGCAGCTACTTCCCTGTGTAGAGTATCTAGCCCTGAGATAGAGTTAATGTGCTGTAATAACATTCCTTGTCCTGTTACACCGTCTGGTGGCAGGATTGTTACTTCGAACAGGTTAGCCTGTACAGCTTCAAAATTTCTACCTTTCTTTTGAGTTTGATCCTCTGAATAATGTGGTAAAGCCATAATTTTTATCTTTGTTTATTTTATATATCTAGTTTCTTATGCAAAGTTGCCGGTTGCGATTTCTCCTGTATTCAAGATTGTTACTCTCGATACTAAGATTTCAAGACCTTTAACTGGCTCAACGTAAGTATCTAAAATACCCATGTTGTTGTCAATAACTTCGTTAGTGTTGTTAGTTCCGTCCATGATGTTTCTGTAATCGTAAACACCCTGATCTTTCTTAACTGACTCCATAAAGTTGTCTGCTAAAGTTTTAATCTCTAATCTAGTTTGAGCAGTATTAAACTCGAACAAGTAGTTCTTCAATATCTCAGCTAAACCATCTTCGATGTAGATCATTGCTTCTCTAACATGCGCAGAAGATAATGCTGATTGAATTCCTTGTTGTGCAGTTTTATTACCTTTAATCGTTAAACCAACGCCTCTTTCGAATACGATTGGGTTATAACCAAATGGCTCAAGTACGTCTCTGTCATTCTTA